CCAGGCCCAGATGGAACACCAGCAGCCCACTTTCTGGTTATCGATGCCCGCGGTCAGGGCCAGGGTGCCATCGGGTACCTCCAAGGACGGCCTGGAGGTGCGCAACTTCAAAATGGCCGCGGCCGGCTGTTGCTTAATGATCTCTTTCCAGGGTTCCGCCAGCCAGAGATTATAGAAGGTCTTCAGCTTCTCGCGGTCAGCCTTGCTGGCGAAAAACTGCGCCGCCACCTCGGAAAAATTCCGGAAGGGCGAATACAGGGCGGTCCAGTGAAAGCCGACATGCGAGGTCGGCGCCAGCGGCGGCATGCTGCCGTCCAGCTCTATCGGGTGGCCTTCCGGCACCCATTGGCCCCGGGCCAGCATCGCCGGCTTGTCGCTATCGTCAATTTCTGCCTGGCAGTAAAGGCATTCATAACGGGCCACCCGCTCGCGCTTGATGTATTCCGGATCCTGCAGGTGCTTGGGCCAGTCCATCAGCTTCTCGCCCTGATGTTTCACCTGCCAAAAGGAGAGGACCTGGTAACCGCCGCAGTGGGGACAAGGCACCCAATAGCGGCGTTTATCGGAGCGCTCGAATTCAATGTTGATATAACCCTCGGGAACGGTGGGCGTGCAGGGCTCGATGATTTTGCGATTCCAGTAAGTGGTGGCCCGGGCTTCGGCCCGCTCAATGGGCGATCCTTCCTCATCGTCTTCCAGAGGATAGCGATCCGGCTCATCCAACAGGATATAGCGGGCCTCCACGTTCGCCAGGTCAGATTTGCTCCCGGCGGTGGCAAAATGAATTTCCATACGTTGCAGCATGATCAACCGCTTTTGCAGATCGTCGGGATTCCCGGTCAGATACTTGCGCAACTCAGGGCTCTCCATGATCATTTCCTGAAGCCGCTTGTTGACCCGTTTCAGGGTCTTGTCGGTGGGCATAACCACCAGGGCCGGGGCCGGGTCCTGGGAGATGGCGTAACCCAACATATTATAGGCGCTCTCGGTTTTGGCGGACTGCACGCTGGCCATGATGGTGATGCGCTCCACCATGGGATCATTGAAGGCGTCCATCACCCCCACGGCATAGGGCACCAGGCGGTTGTTCCACTGGCCCGGGATGGCGGATTGCTTCGGCAGGACCCGGTGCTTCTCGGCCCACTGGCTGACGGTGATATCCTCCGGGGGTGCCCAGGCGGCGCGCTCGGCGGCAGACCACGTAACGGCAATGCTCATTTCAACTCCCCAAACCAATCAAATTTTCTATCCCCGGCCGACTTCCTTTTTGGCTCATCAAGTCGATAATCCGGTACCTTGCGCCACTTCCGGACCGCCATTTCCTGCGCCGCCGATGCTCTCCGGCAGCGGCCGGCTGAAGGACTCCAGGAGATCCCGGGCCGTCCGGGCGATAATACCCTCCATCTCCCGCTCTTCTTTGCAACGAATAAGCTGCGGCGGCAGCCCCCGGGAGAGGCTGAGGAGTCCCTGTTTCACCGCCATGATCCGTGAAATGAACAGCTGCTCCACCTCCTGGCGCTCCACCAGCTCCCCCCGGCGCTGGCGCAAATCCAATTCCCGTTGCTCCGCCTGGGCCTTCTTGGCCCGCATGTCCCAATAATCTTTGTCGCCTTCCGCCACTAAATACGGCTGTCCCTGGCTGCGCGGATCGGACATTACGGCCGGCCCCCGGCCCCCCTTCTTGAGCCGGCGCCATGCTTCAACCTGGAGGAGATCATAGCGGCCGCCGGATAGAACCGGCATGCCCTGGCGGGCCCAGCGCTGCACCTGGCGTAATGATTTACCAAAATGCTGGGCCACTTTTCCCATACTATTGACGATGCTGGTTTCCTCTTCCGCCTTTGATCCTTGCAATTTTTTTTCCAATAAATCAAAGGACTTTACCTCCGAGGGAGTGAGGATCTCCCCTTCTTTGATTTTTTTTAAGATATCCTGATACGCCTTGGCCACCGCTTGCGGCCCCAGGCCCAAGAGTTTTTCAATGACCGTCGCTTGCGGGTTTTCGCCATTCATCCTTGAATCTCTGTACTGTGGATGTGGAGCGTCCGGGTCGGTGCCGCCCCGCCGCTGTGCCCCTGGTCAGGGCCATCGCCTACTTCGGACGCTTGACGTTTCTGACCTTTATACATCCCGGCCCCCCGCCGTTCGATTTCACTAAATGGCAGAATGGGCACGGTCAACCTTTCTTTGGCGGCCGAATTTAAGAAATAAAGATACCTCAGCATAAAGCCGGGAAGCACCCGCCCCCCGAACCGGTGGGCGTATTCCTCCATCGCATAAGTTCGCCCCATGCATCTTTTAGTAAGTTCATGGGAAAGCAAAGAGCATTTATCCTGGCATTTCATTCTATGCGCTACTGGGCCACCGTTAATTTTGGCAAGATCAGGCGGTAATTCCCACATACTACCCTGGGAAATTCCAGTTAAAACAAAACCGGAAGCTCGGTAAATGGTCCCATCGCCACATTGGGTACCATCGGCAAAAGATATAACCCATTCTATAAAAGGATAATGTTTCTTAATCAATCTAAGCCCTATGCTTATGGCCCTGCTCTCAGAATTGCGGGGCAGAACCTCGGAAAATGCCATTCGATTTAACTCAATGAAGCCGTTCCAGGCCGTTCCGGCAACCAGTCCGATTAACTTTCTTTTATCTAAGGAGGGGCCGAATTGCATCGCTCCCTCAAGCATATTATTGAGAAAAACTCCAAGGTGTAATTGGCTGTTATTGACTACTTTGCCGCTATAATGCAGACGTTTTACTATCTTATCGGCGTCCGCCTTCGATATCGGAGCAACTATAATATCTTTAGCCCTTTTATTTTTCATATTGTCTGGAGTAAGTCTCACAAATACGGGTCAAGGCATTACCATTATTGTTGAGATTATCGGAAACAAAGGGCCCCTGCTTTTTAGCGAGAGAGAGTGCTTTCTTTACTTGCTCAGCCTGTTCATCCAGGACGGTGAAAACCATTTCTTGAAATGGCGATTTGTCCCCACTCGGCAATGCCGGCATCTCCCCCAGGGGCTCGCAGCTTGTTAAATGCTTGGCCAATTCCTCTTCCCCAAACCCCGTGAGACTTAAATCAAATTCCATTTCCTGCAAAGCCTTTAGCTCAAGGGCAAGTAATTCCGGGAACCATTCGGACTCGGCTAACTTGTTATCGGCTATGCGGGCGGCTCGTACCTGGGCGGGGGTAAGGTAATCGGCAATCACCACGGGCACGGTCTTGAGGCCCAATTCCTTGGCTGCCAGGTACCGCCCGTGGCCTTTGATGATCACCAGATCTTCGTCGACCACGATCGGCTGATCCCATCTAAATTCGGCAATGGCCGCGGCGATCTTCTTCACCTGGCCCGCGGGGTGAGCCTTGGCATTATTGGCATAATCCCGGATTTTTTCGATGGGGAGGTGCTCAATTTGCATGATCTGAGCCTTTTAAAAAAATACTCGTCGTAAATGGCATAAATGAGGTATTAAATGACATTACGACATCCGTTTTTTTTGTCATAAGTGAAGAAATGGCGCGCCTTCGGAACCTCGTTAATCTTCGGCCGAGGAAGGACCCAGGCCGAAAGGAGGGTGACGCATGCCTTTCTCTCCAACCCCGCATATATAATAACCCTCAGCTTTAAAGCCCCGATAAGCGCCACTTGAGCCACTCAACCCGTCACTACTTAACTTCCTTATTTCATTGTCCTTTTTAAAATAAAGGACATAGGGACGGATAAAAGGGGAATAGTTTATATAATTCCTCTCATATGCATTTACGAAGTTTTAGCGTCCCTGCGTCACTAAACCTAAAATTCCAAGCTAAATCAAATCATTATAAGGGACACAAGCTGTGGTAGAATGGTGGCAAAGGGACGCATATTCACTCCGGTGTTTTGAGCCCCAGGCTACGCCAAAGGCGAACGCCACCCGTCCCTCTGCCTTTGCGGAAGCCTTTCTCGGCCAGCACCAGGCCAAAGCCGCGCTTGGTTAAGCGTTCTTTCTTCTGCAAATTATCATCCGCCCATGCATTATAGGCTCGATAAAGCTCGCCGGCCGTGGCCGTTAGCTCCGGATTGAGCAAACATCTGTCATCCAGGAAATCCTTCAAGGGGTCCATCTGGTCCCGGTAGTCCTGCACCGCGTCGCGGATCTCCTGGGGCTCGGCCAGGTCGCCATACTGCTGCCAGTTGAGGCATCCCTTCACCATCCAGCCAAGGATTCCCTGGGCCTCAGCCCGGAGCTTCTCGGGGAGCTCCCGGTCCGGGGCAGACCGGAAGTCCATGGGAAATTCCACCAGTTTAAGCCGGCGCCAGGTGGCGTTAGTCAGATCCCGGATGATCGGCTTGTTATTGGTTTCGATGAAGAGTTTAAATTTGGGAATGAAATCGAAATCCTTGCCGTAAAGAAAGCGGGCAGTAACTTTATCCTGGCCGCTCATCCCCTTGATCAGCGATTCGGACAGGCGGCGCCCCTTATCAATCTCAGCCGCAGTTACTAGGCGCGGTCCATTCAGCCGGGCGACATC